TTATTTGAATAGTATTTTGCTTATATTTTCAGATGCTTCTTTGTCCATTTCATCTAATAGGTGAGAATATCTATTCATAGTTATTTTTATATCTGCATGTCCTAATCTTTCAGAAATAGCTTTTATGTTAGTACCTGAGAGTAACATTAAAGTTGCATTTGTATGTCTTAATTCATGTACTTTTATATCTCTAAGATTATTATCTCTTAATAGTTTTTTAAAAGGAGTAACAAAAGTTGGTTGAACCCATGGGTTGAATCTTTTATTTAAGCATATCAAATCGAATTCATTTTTCAATATACCCTGTAATTTTTCCTCTTTAAGTAAACTTATAAGTTCATCAGGAGCAAATAATTTTCTTTTTGATTTAGGGGTTTTAGGGTCTTTGAAGATTATTTTATTGTCTACATAAACTAATGTTTGATTTATATGTATGATTTTTTTATCAAGGTCTACATCTGACCATCTAAGTGATACGGCTTCACCAAAACGTAATCCAAGAGTTAGCATCAAAAAAATTGGTATCCCTATAGGAGTGTTTTTTGATTTTTCTAATAATAATTGAGCTTCCTGTTTTGTATAAAAATTAGAAGTTGAATTATTTTTTTTGCTTGGAGTTGTAACAAAATCACAAATATTTTCTGATATTTCTTTTAATCTATAAGATTCTTTCAATACCGATTTTATAAAACCGACTTGGTTTTTTGCTGAATTTAACATGTGTTCATTATATATGCTATTTATATAAGACTGTAAAATAGAAGGAGTTATATCTATTAATTTCATATCTTTAAAGAAAACTTCAATTTGATTTTTAATCATGTTTTTTCTATTTCTAACAGTATTAGGAGAAAAACTACATTCTCTATCTTTTATATATTTGTAACATCTTTCTACAAGTGTTGCATCACTTGGAGCAACAAACCTATTATTGTTTATAGTAGATTTTATTTCAATTAAATGTTTTTCAGCATCTTTTTTCCTTTCATAACTTCCATAACTTTTCTGTTTTATTTTACCGGTTTCTTCCACATACTCCACATATACATGAAATTTTTCATTTCTTTTTCTTATGAAGGCTGATTTAATATTCATAAGAGCACCACCCTTTGAGTTAATTTGAATTAATTACTTAATTATATTTTATAACAAGTGAAAAAAATTTTCAGAGTTTATTAAAAAGTATTTATTTTTATTAAATTATAAATTGTTACAAATATTCAAAAATAATCTATTTATGATATAATAAAAATATAAGAGTTTTGCAGCGTGCGATTTTTCTGTTTAAGTATGCTTTAACAGTTGAAATATAAGGCATCGAGAAGGTCTGATAAGTGTTATCAATTGCACTGCTAGCCGCTCACTGCAAATTTGAGAGAGTTTTATGTGTGTAAGTATTGAAAATACTCAACTTATTTTGGGGTTTTATATTAACTATGTGGTATGTAAAGAAAATATAATCGAGAGAATCTTCATTAGTATTAATGTTTTATATTAACTATGTGGTATGTAAAGATTGTTTTGATGTACAGTGATGCATATAGTAATTATAGTTTTATATTAACTATGTGGTATGTAAAGTTCATAGCCTTTGCGTATTCATCTGTAAATTTTACAGCGTTTTATATTAACTATGTGGTATGTAAAGTAATGATTTGCTCCTGCCCCCAATAAACTATTATCATGTTTTATATTAACTATGTGGTATGTAAAGGCTGGTAGTGCAGGTAGTGAAGTAACTTTGACATTAGTTTTATATTAACTATGTGGTATGTAAAGAAGTTTAAACAAAGTAAATCAAAATATAAAAATATGAGTTTTATATTAATTATGTGGTATGTAAATAATTTTAATTCTCTTTGAATACCTTGTGGGTCTGTATGTTTTATATTAACTAAGTGGTATGTAAAGAGTGTAACCATTAAAATTATTGGTATTTCTATCTTAATTTTATATTAACTAAGTGGTATGTAAAGTCTTCTTTTGAGATAAACAGTAAAGTAATAGTAAATAATTTATACTAACTATGTGGACTTAAAATTAAAAATATCAAAGAACACTTACTTAAATAGTAGGTGTTTTTTTAATTGAAAGGATGTGATGATAATGAAAAAAGTAATAAATAGGAAAAATATGTAAGAATTATGTGCTATAATAGTTGTAAGCAAGAAGATGTAATCTACAATTTATAGAGTGGAGTTCATACAAAAGATTATCCTCCCAACGTATAGAAGGGAGGTGTGTATGTATGGATAATTTTTTGATTGGCGTATTAGCTAGCTTAACAGCTACTCTAATAGCTTACGTAATTGGTAAATTAATCAAAAAAGCAAAAAGCCACTCTCGTGCAAAGAGTGACCTAATAGTTGAATTTAAATTTATGTTTAAATCCAAAAAATGATTGAGTTTTAATGAACTCCACTCTACGACTAAATAGATTGTAGTTCTTCTTGCTTTTATTATACCACAAATTATAAAAAATATTACCTATAATATTTTTTATAGTCAATAAAAAGATGAAATTTTTTATACAAAATAATAATGAATCTAAATTAATGAATAAATTTAATTGTAAAACTGTAAATACAGTAAGCACTTACTTAAAATGTAGGTGTTTTTTTATACAAAAAATCAAAGGAAGTGAATTTATGGTAAGAAAACTGCGGTGTAGTATTTAAAAACATTTTAGAAAGGAAGTGATAACTTGGTAATAGACACATACCTAAAAAATGAAAAAGAAAAAATAGATTTCCATTTTCCGGTTAATCCACTTGATAGTTTATCTATAAAGAAAGAAAAAAGATTTGAAACTGTTGATATATTAAATCTAGGTGAATTTGACATTAAAAAAGAAGGAGAGAAGATAAGAGAAATATCATTCAAGACATTCTTACCAAATTTATATGATGCTTCTTATTGCAGATATAGCGAGTTAAAAAATCCAATTGAAATAGTTGCAATGCTTGAAAAATGGGTAGACCAAGCCGAACCATTACGCTTAATAGTAACTGGTTTTGGTTACAATGGGTTAGTTACAATATCTAGTTTTAGCAATACTCAAACAGCAGGGAGAGAAGAAGATAGAGATATTGAGATAACATTTAGAACTTACAGAGAACTGAAGATAGAGACATTAAAAAAAGAAACTAAAAGTAATACTAAAACAGATTTAAAAGATAATAGACCTAATACTCAAACTAAATCTAAAATATATACAGTTACATCTACAGACACATTATGGAGTATTGCAAAGAAATTTTTAGGCAAAGGTTCAAGGTGGAAAGAGATTTACAATATACCAGAAAATAAAAAAGTTATTGGTAAAAATCCAAATGTAATAAAAAAAGGACAAAAGTTGGTGATACCTAGCAAATGAAAATAATACTAAATGGAAAATATGACATTGCAAATTTTAATGAAGGAATAACATTAAGTGAAGCTATAGATGGAGTTGCATATAAAATGGATGTATCCTTAATAGAAACTAAAACTTTGCAAGATATAAATATTAAAAAAGGTGATAAAATAGTTCTAATTGACATTGCGTATGAGAGTAAAAAAGAAGAAACAATCTTCAATGGAGTCATATGGGAAACTAGAAGAAGTGAAAAGAGCAAGAAACTAACATTGTCTTGTAGAGAAAGAACAATATATATGGAAGAATCAGAAGAACAATATCAGTTTAAAGAAAATACAGCTACACAGAGAATTGAATACTACTGTAAACAATGGAATATACCTTACTACAATCTAGCTAACACAGGAAAGAAACTTGCTAAAGTAATACATAAGACTAACATACTAGATATGATTAAAAAAGATTTAAAGGAAACAGCAACAAAAGGTGGAGATTTATTTAGAGTAAGAATGGATAATAAATTGAAATTATTTAAGCTTGGTACCAACGTAAATGTATATAAATTAGATAGTATATTAGAAGATGCAAACTTTACAAGTAGTTTTAATGATGCAGTAACGAGTGTAAAAGTGCTAGGTAAGAGTAAAGATGAAAATACAAAAGCACCTATCATTGGCACATATAAGAAGGACTCAGATAAGTATGGAACACTACAAAAGATTAAACAAGATGAAAAGATAACTAATGCAAAAGAAGCAAAGAAAGCAGCAGAAGCAATGTTTAATTCGGGCGAAGAAACAATAAGTGTAGATTGTGCAGTAGACATAAACAGAATAAGAGCAGGTGACAAGGTATCTCTAAAAGGAAGAGAATACTATGTTATAGATGTCACTCATACATTAGACTCTACACCAAAAATGAAGCTCAATATAGGAACTTTGGATTATATAAGGAGGAAATTTTATAACAATGACTGATGCTAGATTCAATGGAGTTGCTAGAATATTAAAAGAAAAAATGAATAAAAGTGTTAATGATGGAGTCTTTGGAATGGGTTGTTCACTTGCAGAAATAACAACAAATGGTCTTAAGGTGAATGGTTATAAAGATGAAATACAGGACTATTTAGTATTAGAGAATTTAACATTAAAAGAAGATTATTTTACTTTTTCAGATGAGGTTTTAAGTGGAGAATATAGACATAAGCATAAAATAGAAACTCCAAAAGAATTAAAGCCAATAAGTATAGGTGACAATGTGTTAGTAGCTGTTATGGGGTCTGAATTTGTAGTAATTGGGAGGATTGTAAATGCCAAACCTATTTCCACAAAATGAAACTTTTGAAACTGTAGAATTAAAAAATAATAACGAAAATGAACTGGACCTAAAGGGGTCTTTTTTATTTGACTTTATAAAAGGTGAATTTGTCAAAAATGCAGATGGAACATTAAAAAGATGTAACAAGGTAGAGGCATATAAACAATGGTGTCAAAAAGCTATATTAACACCTAGATACAAACGGTCAGCTTATTCTAGTGTATATGGAAGTGAAATAAAAGACTTAATTGCTAGTAATCTATCTCAAAGTGCTAAAGAACTTGAAATATCTAGGTTAATAAAAGAAACTATTTTAGTTCATCCATATACAAAAGAAGTGAGTAATTTTATATTCAATTGGCTTGAAAATAGTAGGCTTGTTAATTATGAATTTGATGTACTAACAATAGATGATGAAAATATAACTATAGATGGAAACATAAAAAGGTAGGTGATTATATGGAAAGAGAACTACCTATACCAGTATTTTTGACAGAAGATGAAGAAGTAATACACGAAAGGATGTTAAGTAACTTTCAAGATGTGAGCACACTAGAAGGGGACTTTATTTATGATGCAACAAGACCTATAGCAGAAGAAATCACACAGTTAAAACAATTAGGACTACAAAATAATCTAAAGATTGCATTTCCTCAAACTAGCTATGGAGAATACCTAGAATGGTTGGGAGAATGTAAAGGAGTATTTAAAAATCAACCAACTAAATCGGTTGGCATAGTTACATTTACAGGTGTACAAGGAACTATCATTGCAAAAGGGACTGTAGTAACTACTGTTGCAACTGATGAAAAGCAGAGTATAGAGTTTGAGCTTCTTGAAACTAAAACTATAGGAGAAAATGAAACAGTAGATATTAAAGCAGAATGCAGAGAAACTGGAACTATAGGAAATGTATCTAAAGGTAGTATATCTGTTTTATTAGGTTCTATTAATAGGATTAAATCTGTTACTAATAAAGAAGATTTCAAAGGTGGGACAGATATAGAAGACGAAGAACATTTTAGAGAAAGAGTTCTTGTAGCAGAGCAAGAAGACAAACTTAGTGGAGCTAGTTCAGATTATATAAGATGGGCTAAAGAAGTAGATGGAGTTGGATATGCTTATGTAGTTTCCGAATGGAATGGAGCAGGGACAGTAAAAGTATTAATACTAGATAAAAATAGAAAAGCAGCAACACAAGAATTAATAGATAAAGTTCAAGAATATATATCCATTAAATGTATCAGAAGGAGAAAATAGAGACGGGAAAGCTCCTATCGGGGCTTTGGTTACAGTTGTAACACCCGAAACACTACTTATTAATGTAAAAGCTAGTTTTATATTTAGTAACAGTTTTAGTGAAGAAACAGTATTAAACAATCTAAAAGCTAAGATAGACAAATATTTAGACAAGATTGATTTAGGTGGAACGGTCTCATACAATGCTATACAAGCAATAGTAGGCTCTATGATGTTGACAGACGAAGGCATACAGGACTTTTCTAATCTTACTATAAATGATGTAAAAGAAAATATAAAATTGCAGGACCAAGTAGTTGGAGTAGGGGAAATAGTTAACGAGGTGGTTGGATGATAGCTTCTAAAAAAGGTAGAGAAATGCTTCTTACATTGTCACCAATATATGAACAATCTATCATAATGCAAAGCTTATATGAAGCTATAGGAAGCGAATTTGATAATTTAGAGTTATTAAATAAAGAAATAGAATTACAATTATTTCCTCAAAGTGCAACATGGGGTTTAAGTTTTTGGGAAAATAGAGTAGGTTTAGCTACTAATCTAGATGAAGCTATAGAAACTAGAAGAAGAAAAGTCATTGCTAAGCTCCAAAGCAAATATATTATGACGCCTAAAAGAATGTCTATGATACTTCAATCTTATACAGGTGCAAATATAAAAATAAATGAAAACATATCTCCATATACTTTTGGTGTTGAATTAACCAGTACTCAAGGTTTTCCTCGAGATTTAGAAGATTTATATAAGAGAGTAAATGTTATAAAACCTTCTCATTTATCTGTAAGTTATAAGTTAGTATCTTTATTAAAAAGTAAAACTTATTTTGCACAAACAACAATTATGAGTGAAGAAATAACCGTATATCCTTATTCAAGTAAAGAAGTAAAAGCTAATGTTAAAGCTAAGTTTGCATTAGCTCATAACATGAGTTCAGAAATATTGACAGTATATCCAAAAGGAGGTGGTATAAATGGCTGATGAACAATTTTACACTATACTTACAAATATAGGTAAAGCTAAGATTGCTAATGCAGGGATGCTAGGTAAATCAGTAGTACTAGAGAAGATTCAAGCAGGTGATGGAGGAGGAAACTATTACAATCCAACAGAAGACCAAACAGCATTAAAAAATAAAGTTTGGGAAGGTAATATAAATGCGTTTGACAAAGATGAAAATAATCCTAATTGGATTATTGCAACAGCATGTGTACCTGGTTCAATAGGTGGATTTACAGTTAGAGAAATGGCTCTCATAGATAATGAAGGAGATATGATTGCAATTTGTAAAAGTCCTGAAACATATAAGCCAAAAGTTGGCAATGAAGCTATGAAAGATTTGTATTTAAAATTTATCATAGAGGTATCTAATGTAGAGAAAGTAACCTTAGTTGTTGACCCAACTGCAATATTTTTAACTAAAAAAGATGAAGAAAAGATATTAACAAATATCAATAAGTTAGACACTAAAATAGATACAACTAAAACAGAGTTAACAAACAACTTAGAAACTGCTAAGACAGAAATTAATAATAAAATAGGAGATACAACATTACTTGAAACAACAGAGAAAACAAATATAGTTAGTGCATTAAATGAGGTAAAAACTAGTGTAGATAGTATAGAAACAACAGCAGAGAAAACAAGTATAAAAGATACAGATAACTTATTTGAAAGTGATAATGTTGAAGGAGCATTAAAAGAAGTGATGCAAGAAGTAAAAGGGAATAGAACTAGTATTATATCAACGATAAATAATAATTTAATACCAATGTAGAAAGGAAGGTGATTAAATGCCTCCAGCATCAACGTATATATGTGATAGAACTGTTAAAAAAAGAAGAGGTTATTATTCAGAACGAGATGTTTTTCTTTCCCCTTGCTCTTATGTTTATGAAGAAGGTAGTATGTATGAAACAACTTACTATGGTGAGTTTGATTTAAGTAATTCTAAAATTATAACAGTTCCTACAAGCACTAAGCGAGAAAAAACTGCAACTCGTGTTTATTTTATATCTGGTGGAAGTATGATAACTAGTAGTAGTGGTATGAAACAAGTTATTACTCTTGAACTTATACCAGACCCTAATATTATTATAAATGAAGATTTAGGAGTTATTAGTGATTCTTGTAATATAAGTTATAGAATTCCAGATAGTAACACAAGTGTAAAATTTGATGTAACTGAAAAATTAAATGATGTTGTGATATCTAAAAAAAACTATGCTCTTGATGGTAACTATACTTTAAGTCTTACAGATGAACATTTATCAACCTTAAGTTTTAATTCTAAAAATAATATAACTATAGAACTTAGTACTTATCAAGGAGGTAAATTTTTAGATAAAACTGTTATATTCACAAAAGGCAACACTAAACCAAAATTAAATATATCCTCTTATAATTCCACTTCTGCGACATTTACAGCGATAGACACAGATAATAATTTAAGTAAAATAGAGTGGTTCATTGATGATGTATTAAAAGAAACAATAACAACAGATTTGACAACAGAGAAAACAATAAACTATGAACTTACAGACAATGCAATACACACACTTAAAATAGTAGCTACAGATGCAGAGAATGCAACTGCTGAGAAGGTTTTGAGTATCAGTAAAGAAATTATGCCACTTCAATCTGATGCAACTTTACAAGATATATCATCTAAGTTGGTAGAGATTGGAGAAAGTTTTAAAAATGGTAAAACAAGTATTATAAATACTTTAGCATTAAAGAATATAGAAGCAAATTTAAATAATACATTAGTGGAGTTATCAGAAAAAATAAAGACTTCTTTTGATAGTTCAGATGCTAGTGTTGAAGAGTTGCAAAATAGGATAACAGAGTTGACCAATCAACTTAGCCAACGCAAAAGATGGGCAAAAGGTACTTCTTCTATGTTAACAAGACTTATTGACTTTAAAAAATACAAAAGCAGTGAGACTGAAAAAATGTATAGTACAGAAATAATCAATCTAGCATTTGAACCAACATTAGTAATAGTAATTGGAAACAATATAAGTAGTTTTAATTATTCTTCAAATGTTATATATAAAAAAAATGAATATTTAGTTCCTGCATTTACAACTAGTGATGAAGGCAGAAATTTTCTTTTAGATGCAGGTCAAATTAAATATAGTGATGAAAAAATAGTCTTACCTATTCTTACAATAGGTAGTTCTGGTGATGAAGGGTTTACATGGTATGCTCTTGAATAAAAAATGAGGTGATAGAATGAATAGAGGAAATAGAATAATTTACGACCAAACAGGTAAGGTATGGATACAAACAGGCGAAGCAACAGGAGACATATTAGCACATGATGTAATAACTAAATTAAATTACTTAGATATTGAATTTGGTAGTATAGACTATAGTAAACAGTATATAGAGTCTATAAATCCAATCACAAAAGAACCAGTTTTAAAAGATACAGAAGTTATTTTAACAGATGAACAAAAGAGATTACAAGCATTAGAAGAAGAACTAAGTATGTTAAAAGAAGAAAATAAAAATAGAGATAGTGAGATAGTAAACACAGCATTTGAAGTGGTAAATATGAAATTAAATAACAATATCTAGGAGGAATTAATATGTATAACTTATTAAAATTAATGATAGAACAAAAGAACTATAGTACCAAAGAGGATTTGCAACATAAAATGGATGTATTCTATGCAGTAAACAGGATTACAGAAGAACAATATTTAGAGTTAACGGATTTATTAAATAAAGAAGAAACGCCATTAGAACCAACATTTTAAATAGGTTCTTTTTTTATGGGATTAGATAATTCTAAGTCCTATTTTAATACAAAATTAGGAGGATGTATGAATATAACAATAGTTTTTTTAGCAACAAATATATTTATAAAGTTAGTAATATTAGCAATAGCTTTTGATACTCTTTTAGGATGTCTAAGATCAATAAAAACACATCAGTTTAATAGCTCTTTTGGTATAAATGGAGGAATAAGAAAAGTTGCAATGATAGCATGTATATTTTTTTTAGCAGTAGTTGACATACTTACAAAGTTTAACTTTTTATTTATGTTACCACAAGAATGGATTGATTTTCTGAGATTAAATCATCTTGGAATATCCGAATTTTTTTCTATTTTATTCATTTTGTATGAAAGTGTAAGTATATTAAAAAATATGTATCTATGTGGATTACCAGTTCCCAAAAAACTAAAAGAGAAAATAGAAAATTTACTAGATACAATGACAGATGAATTGAATATTAAAGGAGGAAAATAAATAATGAAGATAGCAGTAGTACCAGGACATACACTAACAGGTAAAGGAACAGGAGCAGTTGGTTATATAGACGAAGGAAAAGAAAACAGAATACTAACTGACTTAATAGTGAAATGGTTGAAACAAGGTGGAGCAACTGTATATACTGGTAAGATAGATAAATCGAATAATTATCTATCTGAACAATGTCAAATAGCAAATAAACAAGACATAGACTTGGCAGTGCAAATCCATTTCAATGCAAATAGCACAACTCTAAATCCAATGGGTACAGAAACAATATACAAAACTAGTAATGGCAAAGTGTATGCTGAAAGAGTCAACAAAAAACTAGCAACAGTATTTAAAAATAGAGGTGCTAAATCAGATGTAAGGGGCTTGTATTGGCTTAGAAATACAAAAGCACCAGCAATATTGATTGAGGTATGCTTTGTAGACAGTAAAGCAGATACAGATTACTATATTAAAAATAAAAATACAGTTGCAAAGCTAATAGCTGAGGGTATATTAAATAAGAAAATAGATAATATTGAGGTGAAACAAATGTATAAACATACAGTAGTTTATGAGGGAGAAGTTGACAAAGTTCTAGCACAGATAATTAGTTGGAACTACAAAGAAAATGAATGTAGAGTATGTGATATAAAAGATTATATTCCTGGTCAGACACAAAATCTGTATATTGTAGGTGGCGGAGCATGTAATAAGATATGGTCTATAACTAAAGAAAGATATACTATGATAAAAGGTAATGATAGGTTTGATACACTTTACAAAGCATTAGATTTTATTAATAGATAATTAAAATTAATATCTTAAAATCTTTTGTATATTTTACCTACGTTTCATATACATTAAATAAGCTAATGTATATGAGAAGAATGATATACTAAGAATAGAAATAAGCATATGTATAATAGAAAGAAAAGACTATTCTATAAGCATAAATAGCATAGGTGAGATAAATATATATTATGATTCAAGATATGAAAATAAGATACAGAGTATAGTCGGTGAGATTGAACAGTTATTCAAGTCTCAAGTTAAAAATTTTAGTGTATCAAAATTTAAGCATTGATTATTAGGAAGGTAACAACTAAAATTAGTTGTTACCTTATTTTGGTATTTTTTAGAATCTTTTTAGTTTTTCTGGTATTTTTGGCTGATATACATGCCATAGTGAAGTTGTGTTTGCAGATAAAAATGCTGCAAACATAGCTAATACACTACAGGCTTTCATGAAGTGATATAGAATTTTTTTCATATTAACATCTCCCTATGATATTTTTTTATTTATAATAATCTGAATAATTAGTAATAAATTTATCCAAGATAAAGCTAAAAAAGTATATACAACATAATTGTATAAAGTTAAGTATTTGCAACCTAGAAAAACAATCAAGAATAAGGTGCTAGATATAACTCTTGAAATTAGCTTATTTTTTTTATATTTTGTTTCATTTAGCGGATTGTTCACATGACATACTGGAGCAAAAATAAAAATGCTCAGAAAGTTGAAACTAGACAATATCGCTAAAAATAATGGGATAGGGATAGAATTATTTAAAATTATTCCCAAAACCATAGAAATAAAAAAAATGCTATTGAAAATTAGGATACAGTTTTTGTTGTTAGCTGCATGATATCCTCCTGAAAATTGCCTTATCGTACAAAAAGATATTAAGAATACTATAGAATAAATAAATTTACCTAATATTAAACCTATTATTAACGAAATTAGAGTATTTAGTATAGAAGATAGTAAAATTTCTAACCCATAGGAGCAGATTTCTAAATCATCTTTTTCTATTACTTGATTTAAAACAAATAAAAAAGCTATTTTATCAGAACAAGATTTTATCATTTAACTTTCTCCTTAAATAATTTTATTAATAAATTATAGGTATTAAATATTCTCATATACAATATTTGAATCTTTTTGTGATTCTCTAATTGGTATCATCATATTTAAATAAAATAAATCTTCTGTGAAATCTATAGAAACTGCACCATCATATTTTTCTAAAGAATTTTTTATACTTTTTATTCCTAATTCATGAAATTCTTTATCTTCTTTTGTAGTTAAAATATTATTGTTTTTTAATAAAATATTATTTGATTTTGTATTAGTAATTTTTATTGCAAAGAATTTATTTACTATCATTCCTTGTAATTTTATTTTTTTATCAGTGTTTTTGATTTTTTCACAAGCTTCAATTGCATTATCTAATGCATTTGCAAAGATAGAACATATATCTTCTTCTTTAATAAAATTACAATTGTTAAAGTTTATATTAATTGTGAAATCAATTCCTTTTTCTATACAAAGTTCTTTTTTTTCTGATAATATGATGTTTAAAGTAATATTTCCTGTATCAAATATATTGCTATATTCATCAAGCTTTTTTTCTATATCCTTTATGTAATTACTAGTATCAATATTTTTTTTATTCAT